GGATGATTACAACCGGTGTGCCAATGGTCAACGTGGCATTATCTGGTAATTTAGATGGTGGTTTGACGCCAGGTCTTACGATGTGGGCAGGTCCATCAAAACACTTTAAGACTGCTTTCAGTTTGTTGATGGCTAAGTCCTACATGGACAAGTATTCTGAATCTGTACTGTTGTTCTATGATTCAGAGTTCGGTACTCCGCAATCATACTTTGATACATTTGGTATTGATACAGAAAGAGTTATCCATACTCCTCTAACTGATATTGAACAGTTGAAGTTTGATATTATGAAACAACTTGAAGGTATTGACCGTGGTGACCGAGTGATGATTATCATTGACTCAATCGGTAATTTGGCTTCGAAGAAAGAAGTTGAAGATGCACTTGAAGGTAAGTCTGTTGCAGATATGTCTCGAGCAAAACAAGTTAAGAGTTTGTTCCGTATGGTAACACCTCACTTGAACCTCAAAGATATTCCGATGGTTGTTGTGAATCACACATACAAAGAAATTGGTATGTTCCCTAAAGATATTGTTGGTGGTGGTACAGGTTCGTATTACTCAGCTGATAACATCTTTATCCTTGGTCGCCAGCAAGAAAAAGAAGGCACCGAAATTGTCGGTTACAATTTTATTATCAATGTAGAAAAATCTCGTTATGTTAAAGAAAAATCTAAAATACCCGTTAATGTATCTTTTAATGGTGGCATTAATAAGTGGTCTGGTCTACTTGACATTGCTCTTGAATCCGGCCATGTGGTTAAACCTACCAATGGTTGGTATGCCAAGGTAAATCAAGATACTGGTGAGATTGGTGATAAGAAACGATACAATGATACACAAACGGCTGAATTTTGGAATGATATTCTTTCCACAGATTCGTTTAAAACCTTTGTAAGGAAAAAATATGAAATCACTTATGGCAGCATTATGGGAAAAAATCCAGTTTTGGAAACCGAAGATGAAGAAGCTTGAAGAAGATAAAGATTTTAAATTTGTTGACTTTAAAAATTCTGATATCACTGGCATAGGCATCCTTGCTGGTGATTTCAAAGGCGTCCTTTACCATTATACTGGAGCAAGAGTCAAACATGATACAGGATTGCCAGTATTGGAATTCGGTTATACTATCGTTGATGCAGGCGAACACGACATGGAGGCCTTGCAAAAAGATGAGGAATTTCATACAATGATAGGTGACATACTCACCGAGTTAATTATTAACAACCGATATAATGAAACGATTAGAACAAACGATACTGAAGAACCTGATTTACAATGAGGACTTCACACGCAAAGTATTGCCTTTCATGCGAGCCGATTACTTTGGTGACAATACTGAAAAGGTTGTCTTCAAAGAAATCTTTGAGTTTGTAAACAAATACAAGAATCTCCCCACACACGAATCTTTGGTGATTAACTTCACCGAAAGTAAATCTCTAACTGAGGTTGAAGTCCGTGATTCTATTGAACTGCTCAATGAGATGCATGTTTCACGGGAAGAAAAAGTCGAAAGTAAATGGCTTGTTGAGCAAACTGAGAAGTTTTGCCAAGACAAGGCCATTTACAATGCCATTATGGAATCAGTATCAATACTTGATGACAAAAATGGTATCAAACCAAAAGGTGAGATTCCAAAACTGTTGAGTGATGCACTTGGTGTTTCATTTGACCAACACATTGGCCATGATTATATGTCCGATTATGAATCTCGTTTTGACTTTTATCACAAGGTTGAATCCCGTGTCAAATTCGACCTTGATATCTTCAATAAGATTACTAAGGGTGGTCTGCCAACTAAGACACTAAACATTGCACTTGCTGGTACTGGTGTTGGTAAATCCTTGTTCATGTGTCACGTTGCTGGTGCCTGTTTGTCTCAAGGTCAGAATGTATTGTATATTACCTTAGAAATGGCTGAAGAAAGAATTGCTGAACGTATCGATGCTAATTTGCTAAATATTGATTTGAATGAATTGCAAACAATGACTAAGGAAGATTATGAACGCAAGTTTAAAGTCTTACAGAACAAGGCACATGGCAAATTGATTATCAAAGAATATCCGACTGCTAGTGCTTCTTCTTTACACTTTAGAGCCTTGTTGAGTGAACTACACTTGAAGAAGAACTTTGTGCCTGATATTATCTTTATTGATTATCTAAACATCTGTGCATCTGCTCGTATCAAGGCTGGTGGTTCTGTAAACTCTTACACATACATCAAATCTATTGCAGAAGAACTCCGTGGTTTGGCTGTTGAACACAATGTGCCAATTGTTTCTGCTACACAAACAACTCGTAGTGGTTTCAGTAACTCTGATGTTGGTTTGGAAGATACTTCTGAATCGTTTGGTTTGCCTGCAACTGCCGACTTTATGTTTGCTTTGATTACAACTGAAGAACTGCAACAACTAAATCAAATCATGGTGAAACAACTGAAGAATCGGTACTCTGATCCCAATAATAACAAACGATTTGTTGTTGGTGTTGACCGTGGTAAGATGCGATTGTATGATGCAGAACCATCAGCACAGGCCGATATCGCCGATTCTGGCCAGGTAAAGAATGATGTGCCACTTAATACATTTGGTAATCGTGAGAAGAAATTCAATAAGAACTTTGGTGGTCTTAAAGTATGACGCTAACTAAAGAACAAGCCGTGCATTGTGCTGATGTATTCTCAAACTACTTTGATAAGTTTGGTCGTATTGATGAATACATGCGTGAACAAAAACTAAACTCAATGGCAGAAAGACCATTTACTTTGCCTGGCATGGGACCAGAAGAAGATTTGTTCTCTGATTTTACCATGTCACCTGCTGATATGGAATTTGAAATCATGGAGTTGCCACAAGATAGATGGGACATTTATCTTAATATGATTTCTAGTCATTCAAACATGACCAGTATTCCTGGCCGTTGTTTGCGATTGGCTGTGTTTGAGAAGAAGTCACAGAAGTGGGTTGGTTTTATTCGTCTTGGTTCTCCTGTTATCAATTGTAAACCTCGTAATGAAATGCTTGGCCAAGTATTCACACAACATGAAGGTGGTGCTCAATTGTTTAATCAATGTGCCGCCATGGGTTTTGTGATTGTACCTGCACAACCATTTGGTTTTAATTATCTTGGTGGTAAATTACTTGCAGCCATTTGTACTACACATGAAGTGCGTAGAATGTTGGATGAAAAGTATAAGATGACCACCTGCTTGTTTGAAACAACCAGTTTGTATGGTTCTTCAAAGGCAGTATCACAATATGATGGTATGAAACCTCTGATTCGTTTCAAAGGTTTAACTGATAGTGATTTCTTACCAATGTTGCATGGTAAAACTTATAGTGATCTCAAAGAATACATTGAGAATATCACAGGTAAAGACTTAGCACCACCTGATGCATCTAGCCGTAAATTGAAAATCTCTAATGCTATAGTGTCTATGATTAAGATTGGCTTGAAAGGCACACCAGAGGCTACTAAGTTTGCACAGACCATTGACAATGCCAAGAACTTAAACGAGCAGAAACGGTACTTTATTTCAGACTATGGGTTTAAAAACATGGTTGATTTTGTAAATGGAAAGACTGATAAGTTAATTCCAGGTGAGAACTATGATAAACACAATTTGGCCAATATCACAGAGTGGTGGCGTAAAAAGGCTATCAATCGGTTTGATACGTTAAAGGCTGATAATCGTATCAGAACTGAACAAGAAGTTTGGACTGGTGATAAAGTGCTTGACATCATTAGATAAACCAGGTAGGATAAATACTCCAATAACAAACGGAGTATTTAAATGGCAGGAAATGCAAAAGAAACAGCAAAACAAGAAAATGCTTCAAAGGTGTATTTTAGAAAATATATTGAAAGTTCTAAAGTTCCATCCGAATCTGAATTATTTTCTGAAGTTGTAAAAGTTTATCCAGACCTTGCAAAAAATCTAGCATTAAGAAAATCCTGGATGAGCACCTTTGAGAAACAAGCTATCGCATTAAAAAATTATTTGGGAACTAATAACAAAGGTTATGATTATTCCCGTGATGAGAAATCTGGTTTTATGTCGTTCATTGAAGATATTGCCAAAACTAGATGTGGAGTTTCAACAAAAGATAATTGGGACCCCGCTGATATTTACATGGTTAGAAAAACAAAAGAAGATGCAATAAGAAAAAAATTGGATTCAATTACTAAAAATCCTGATGAAATGGCAAATATTTATTCTTTAAATGCTTACATGAGAGAATTGATACAAAGTAAAGATTTGGTGCCTGTTTCATTGAAAGCGATTTCAAAAACTAAAAAAACTGCCGATTTAGAATTATCAAATATGGGTAAGGGAAAAGCTAAAGAATTGATTTTTGAAAATGTTGGTCCATTAAAGTGTTATGCGAATTTTGGTACCAATACTAAAACACCAACAGAAATTGACAATGGTGAAATAGCAGGACAATTTAAAGCTGGAGATAGTTTGATTAATTGGCAGACAAGAAATTTTAATATGTCAACACCTAGAGGAGGTGTACAAACAGATTTGACACCAACTGGTAAAGATGCTGGTGCTAAAATTGGTAAAGCTTCTGCTGATGCTATTGATGATTTTTTTAGTAAAAATTATTCCAAATTAGGAATAATTAGGCCAGTAAATGCAGGTAAAGATCCATATATTCCACCTGTTGGAAAATGGACACCAGAAACTAAAAAATATTGGATAGACTTTCAAAAAGAATTAACCAAATTTAAAGTTAATGGCACGGGTATAGATTTTGGTGATTTAAAAGTCATGTACAAAGGTAAACAAGTGGCCACTGGCTCATTTGCGGATGTTTTAGATTATTGTATTAGAGAAGAAAGTTCGAAATATGCTGGTGGAAGACTTTCTTCTAAATTAACTTGTATGCGTTGGGCATACGCATGGGCAGTTATAGAAAAAAAAGGTTTGATGCAAGATTGGCTGAAAACATTATATTATGGTGCAAAAAAAGAATTTAGAGATACTAATGGTCCATTCGTAAAGATATACTAACATGAACTTCACACAATTTTTAACCGAAGCAAAAGAAGGTAAGAACCTTCACCTAGAACACATTGAAGATGAAGTTTTAAATCGTGGTGTTCCTGGTGCTCGTGATGCAATTAATTTTCTCCAATCTCTACGTGATATGTTGGCTGGTCATTCACAATCAAAAGTAAATGTCACAACAAAATGGGATGGTGCGCCTGCTGTCTTTTGTGGTATCAACCCTGAGAATGGTAAGTTCTTTGTTGGTACTAAAGGCGTCTTCAATGCCAATCCAAAGTTAAACTATACTGATGCAGATATTGATGCAAATCATACTTCAGAAGGCTTAAACTCTAAACTCAAAGTCGCATTACGTTATCTGCCTAAGTTAGGCATTAAAGGTGTGCTGCAAGGTGACATGATGTTTGCTAAAGGTGATATTGCAGAAAAGAATATTGATGGTGAAAATTACATCACGTTTCAACCAAATACAATTGTCTATGCCGTTCCTTCTGATTCTAAGTTGGCTCGTATGATGCTTAGTGCTCAAATGGGTATTGTGTTTCACACATCATATACAGGCAAAACAATGGCCGATATGAAAGCCTCATTCAACATTGATATTGGTCACCTAACCACAACTAAAGATGTTTGGTTCCGTGATGCATCATTTACAGATGCTTCAGGTACTGCCACATTCACAGCAGAAGAAACTTCTATAATTACTAACACACTCTCTCAAGCAGGTAAAACATTTCAGTCAATCAATGCATTAAATTTAAATCGTATTTCTGCTAGTGAAATTATTATGACCTACATTAAGACTTTTAATAATACAAAAGTTCGTGCAGGCCAGGCCATTAGAGATACAAGAGCTCACACCTTTGAGTTAACACGATGGGTTGAAGCAAAGTTAAATAAAGATATTAGTGACGCAAAGAAAGCAGATACTAAAAAGAAACGCATCAAAGAGAAGACAGAGATTATGCGTTC